CGACTATCGCGGGCGGGATCGGGTCCAGCCCGACGATCTGCCCCATCGAGCCGCGCAGCTTCTCGGCAATGGCGTTGCCGCGCATCTCCAGCGCGACGCACATGAATTCCCAGAAATCGACCGCGGTCTGATCTGCGTTCGGATCGTCATGGATGATCCGGTAAAGCCAATGGTCGGTAGCGACTTCGCGGCTATTTCCCTTCGGCCGATAGACCATCAGCGGAAGCGTAGAGATCGTGCCGCCGAGCAGAACGATGCAAGCGATGGCCGAGGGCAGCGCCAGGACCGCACCTTCGTTGATCGGCTCGTAGGAATCGTTTCCGGTCCCCGGCTGCGGATCTTGGCTAGTCCGGGTGCCCAACCGGATGATGCCGCTAAGTCCGTCAACGAACGACGAAAGCCAGCTCATCAGGCGAGGCTCGCAATCAAAGCATCGGCACCGCTCACGGCATTCTCAAGGGCCAAGGCCGCACCAACGGCCATGCAGAGCGCCACGGCGCAGTCGATCTTGTTCACCGCGCGCTCCTTTGCCAGCCAGTAATTGCCCCAGCGATCCTGCGCCGTCACAGCGCTCATGATCGCGGCGATGACGACCGGGTTGCTCCGGATGCGGATGCGGCGCTCCAGGACCAGCTCTTCAAATTGCCGGACGCTCATCGGCATCCACAGACCTTCGGGCTCGCGTTCGGCCTCCTTGGCCGCCTCGATCATCGCCTCGGTCGGTTTGCCCTTTTTGACGCCGCCCTGCGGATGTTCGACGAACTCGATCGAGAGGCCGAGATCGTCGCACTCCGGTTCAAGGCCGCGCTTGAAGGCGTATCGGTCGTAGGCCGCGGCAACGAGGTCGTAATTGTGCGTGTCTTCGGCCAGGGCCTGCGCCACATGCCGGTAGCTGATGCTCGCACCCTGCGGCGCCTGCAGGTGACCATTGCGGACCCAGACTTCATACGGCGCTTTGTCGCGCAGCGCGCGGGCGGCAATCGTGTCGCCCGGTGTCCAGGCTTCGACCCAGGCATCGAACATCGGCTTGCCGGCGTGTTCACCTTCTTCGACGACGCCAGTCTGGCAAACGCTGGCCTTGGCGGTAATGTCCTTGTTCTGCGAAAGGTCGATGCCGTCGAAGATGCGCTTGCCATAGTGCTCTGTCGGATCGAACTCAGCGAGACAAGGCTCCAGCGTCGCGCGGGTCATCCAAGCGGTTTCGGCGTCGGTCCAGACACAGAAGTGCAAGCGGAGGATGCCGTTCAGCGCGCCCGGCATTTGCTTCGCCTGCTTCACGACGCTGGCGAGATATTCCTCGGTGATCGTCACGCCGAGCAGCGGGTTGGCCTTGGGCCAGCAGCTCGGGTCGTTGAGCGGATCATCGCCCGGGTCGAGAGAGCAGACGAAAGAGAATGTCTCGTCGTCGAGCGGTTCACCCAGGTAGTGCGGGTCGTCGTCCTTTGCATCGGGATTGCCGGCCGCCACCCGGATCGCGTGTTCGTGCTGCTCGTAGCAGAAGCTGTTTCGGTTGCTGCCGCTGTTGGTGATCATCGCCAGCAAGGGCTGGAGGCGGAACTTGAAACCGCGTTCGAGCATCTCGACGACGGTCCGATCCGGCATTTCGTGGATCTCGTCGCAGAGCGCCATATGCGGGCGTGGGCCTGAGCCGGTGCGCCCGGCCTCACGGCTGATCGGCCGGAAGAACGAGGCCTTGGCCAGATAGGCTAGGTTATGCTCCTTCCCCTCGCCGCCGCTCGCCATCAGGCGGGCCTTCAGCGTCGGCGACGACTTGAACATCTTGATCGCGTCGCGGAACAGGACGCCGGCCTGGTCCTTCTTCGCCGCGGCGGCATAGATTTCGGCCCCGGCCTCGTTGTCGGCCGCGAGGCCGTAGAGGCCGAGGCCGGCGACCCAAGGGCTCTTTCCGTTGCCCTTGCCTTCCTCGATATAGACGCGGCGGAATCGCCGGGTGCCGTCAGCGCGTTTCCAGCCGAAGATGCTGCCGGTCTTGAACGCCTGGCTGGGCTCCAAGAGGAAGGGCTTTCTTTCGAACTGGCCGTCGCTTAGCTTCAGCCGGTCTTCGTAAAACCGGATGCCCTTCGCTGCGGCGGCCGGATCGTAGATCAGTCCGCGCGCCTTGCCATTTTTGAGATCATCGAGATGACGGCGGCAGGCGTTTCGAACATGCGGACCGGCGACGATTCTGCCGGCGATGACGGCCTTGGCGTAGGCGGTGGCTCGGTCAGTCCCGGCCGAAGAACTCGTCCTCTTCCTTGCCGTCATCGAAATCCCCGCGATTGCGTTCGTCGGTGAGGCCCAGTTCGCTCATGTAGGCGCGGAGCTGGCCGTGCTTCGAAGCGGGAAATCCCGGCGGGTTGAAGCGGAACTCCGCCCACAGTTCGCAGAAAGCGATGGCGGCAGCTTCGCGAGAGGCGTCCAGCCAGGCGGCCGGCGTGATGTAGCGCTTCCACGCGGCCAGGGCTTCGCCGCGCAAATGCGCCGGCTTGGTCAGCGTGCCGAACTTCTCGACAGCGGCCTCGACCTTCTCGCGAGCTTTCTTCTCAGCACCGTGGCGGGCTGGGCGGTGGGTTCCGTCCACCAGCCGCAGATGCGCCGCCTTCGGCCTCGCACCTCGGGTCGCCATAATGGGCACTCCAGACAATCAATGTGGTTTTGCGGTTTTTTCAGGTGGGCGGCGGTGTCCAAGTGGAGCATCCCTGACTTTTTCCCCGCCCCACCTGTTCAGGTCTCGACGCTTGATCCTGTCTCTGCGTCCTCGCTCAGCTTCACCTCGACCTTGCCGGTCAAGGTCTCGCGCCGGACCTCTCCGGCGACCCAGTCGATGAGGAGGTTGCCCTTGGCGTCAACGAGGAGGCGGGTCACGGTGCCTGCCTCGATGTCATAGGCGACGGCCTTGGGCTGCTTCACTCCGTCGAGGAAAACGTCGATGCGACTGGCTACCTCCCACGTCACAACGCCATTGCTGACGTCGTCGACCGACAGGCGGACCGGGATGTTGGTTACGTGATCTCGATCCATGTCGCGTGCTTGACCAGCCAGGTTGCAGCGCGATCAGTGTCCTTGATCGCTCGCGTGATGATCAACAGGCAGATGGCCAGCCTCGCCAGGGAGAACCACCAGCGCAGGCGGAAGGTGGCAATCAGTTCGGAACTGGCCATCCGTCTTCTCCGATCTCACTTCTATGGCGCAGGCCGAACTGCTTGGCGGTGGCGATCTCATCGCAGGGTGTGCAGAGGTTCTCGGTGTTCTCGTCGACATCGAGCCCGCCGCGCGCGAGCGGTATCTTGTGGTTCACCACCGTGGCGATCGTGACGCGGTCATTTGCCAGGCAATGTTCGCAGAGCCCATCCGTGCTGGCCAGGCGACGCTTGCGCATCTCCTGTCCTTTGCGACCACGGATGCGGGTGTCTGGCGTTCCGGCTGGGCGTAGCCATGGCTTGCGCCTGTCGGGAGGCTGGCTGGGCATCAGCGCCTCCACTTAACTTAGGTTATTGAGTGCGGCACTTGGTCGAATAAGAGCGGCGGCGCGACCCGAACGGCTCTCTGAGTCGTCACCTTATACGGCGGCACGGCTAACGTCGATGCCGCCGTATCTTTCTGTTCACAGGTGCCCGCCGCGGTGGGGCGACGGGCAGGCCGGGGAGGATCGGCCTATCGAGAATTGCGTGCATGCTTGCGCAGTCCCGGCACCGCGCCTTCTGGCGCTAAGCTCGGTCGCGCTCGGTGTCGGAGAAGGTGACGCTCTGCATCCCGCTGAACATCCGACGACCGCATAGCCGTTAAGGCTCCCGATCCTATACATGAACAGTCGATTCCCGGTCAAGCGGCCTGTTGCAGCGGCAGAAGGTGCCTCGCATCGATCTGCACAACGATGGGGAAGCCCGGGAACGACACCAGCGCGTAGCGGCCTTGAAGCCCCTCGACCGTGCCGATTAGCCCCTCGAAGCCGGCGTCGGGATATTGCACGGCCTCACCCGCTTGGAAGGTGCGCACCTTACTCTTCGGCTTCGCCGCGCGCTCGATCCGTCGTAGCGGCTCCAGCGCTCGATCGGCGATCGGCGGGTAGGCACCGAGATGGCGAAACAGGGTGAACTGGGGAATGCCTTGGGTCACCATGCGCCGCAGCTCCTTATCCCAGACCTGGTAGGTCTGTGCCGGCGACATCGACATCGAGGCCAGTTGGTCCCGATGTTCCCAACGGGCGAAGATGAAGGAGGGCGTCAGCGCGGTGTCGTGGTCGACCCGCTTGCGTGACCGGCCTTCGCGCCGCACCTCGGTGACGATCGGCGTCCAGACGTCGAACCCGCCTTCACGCAACGCGGCAGCGACACCGAGCGTTCGGCCAGGCGAGGTCCGCAGGATGCACCAGTCGCGATCACGGCTCATCGTGCGATCCCCGCAGGCTCGATGACGCGGACCTTCACGCCCTGTCCGCGTGCGCCCTGTTGCACTCGCTTGAGCGGCTGGCGGTGCTCCGGGCATCGGCGGGCCAAGTCTTTCGATTTAAGACCCGTCATGACAGCGAACTCACCCCCACAGTCCGGGCATTGCGCTACCCAGGTCAGGAGTCGCGAGGCGGTTCCGTCCTTGCGGATGTAGGGCTCCACTGCCGTCAGCTCGTAGCGTTGGTCATCGAGCATCAGTGCCGTGCCGATCGGGGGCGTGGTGAGAAACTCGACTCTCATGCCGCGAACCCCCTGCCGGAAACGGGGGACGGGGCCCCCCTCTCCCGTAGGGAGGGGGGCCCCACCTTTCCGCCACCCCAAATTCCGGGAACAGGGGAGTAAGGCAAAGTGGCAGAAAACCGCCATTCCGGCTTTCGGGACAAATTGCCCCGAAACCCCATCTCTTCAACTGTCGCAGCTTTTGTCGCAGCGACATTGCGACAGTTTCCCGAAACCCGCACAAAACCTAGCGTCTCCGCTGACGCTGCGACACTTGCGACACTTGCGACAGTCACTGCCATTCCTCCCTTTCGATGACGTCCCAGATCAGCTCCGCACCCTTCATGCTGAAGGGCTCCGACACGGCCGGCGAGTGGCGCCGGTAGATGTTCGGAGCGCCCAGCCGATTGGCGATGACGATGCGGTTCTGATCGATGGATTCGATGGATCTGCCGTCGAGCAGCAGCGCCGCGCCCATGAGCCGGACAGGTCCGCGCGGCCACGCTGGCGACCCGAACAAGTGGATCAGCGGCCATTCGCAAATCAGCGCGATGTCGATCCAGTTCTCGGCGACGTGGCGAAGATCGCGCAGCAGGATATACCACTGTTCTTCGGTCATGATGCGCGGCTTCGACCGCTGCTCCATGCCCTCGATCGCATAGCGCACCTGGTCGATACGCCTGTCGCGGTCGTCGCCTTCAATCGCGACATGCTGTCCGGATTGAACCGGATCATCCCAGGCCGCCGCCGGTGCGCTGAACCGCTCGAAACTCATTTCGCGTCGTCCGGATAGACGACCATGTAGGTGAACTTCTCGGTGTGGACCTGACGGCGCGCCTTGAAGGCCCCGCCGCCTTTCAATTCGACGAGGTGACCCTGGTCGATCAGCAACTCGATCGCGCGGCGCAGCACGACGGCCGGGCGGACGTTCTTCGGCGCGTTCCGGCTCAGCCAGCGCTTTCCGACCTTCTCGAGCTGCTCTTTGCGGATGAACTCAACGAGGGTGTGGGCGTTGTCCGAATCCTCGTCGACCGAGCCCGCGTTGAACAGGCGCAGGGCCTCGGACAGGAAGAATTCGCCCATGGCGATCCCGGCATTCATCGCGGCCAGGCTGATGCCGTCGCGCACGACGTTCTCGCCGCCTTCGAAATACGACACCACCGCGGCCAGCCGCAGCGCGTGCTGCGCCATCTTCGACGCCAAGTCGCTCACCTCGGCAAGCGGGCCGTCGGGCGCCTGCTGCCGCTCCAGGTGGTCGCTGAACCCGATCCACCGGGCCCGAGCCTCGGCTTGCAGTTCGACTATCGAAAATTCCAGCTCGCGGGTTTCGGGGTGCATGCGCGAGAACACGGTGCTGAGCAGGTTGGTCAGGCGCATTTGGTAGGCCGTGACGTCTTCGCGCGCGGCGTGCGATGCTTCCTGCCACAACCTCTGCCCCTTGAGGCTCTTCGGGAACGTGATGAGCATGCGGCTCATCATCCCCTGATCGCGCAGCGCCTTGTTGGCGAAGAGCTTCATCGCGACGCCGGGCTGGACCATCAGGTGCAGCGACATGCGCCGGCCGTCGAGGATCTTGGTTATGTCGGTGCCTCGAACCCGCTTGATCGGCTTGCCGTCCCAGAGCTGCGACAGCATCGCCCCGGTCTTCGCCTGCTGCTCGTCCTGCATCGAATAGCCGCCGAGGAACTGGGCGCCTTCGTCGGAAAACAGCCCGATCGAGGGATAGGCCTCGTCGAGCAGCTTCACGATGCCCTCGATCGTCGGTTCCTCGACTAAAAGCATCGGCAGCGCAGGTGGTGTCGGCGGCAGGCCGCATTCCTCCAGCGCCTGCTGAATGTCGTGCTTGTTCTTTTTGCCGCGCTTCGCGCCGGCGACCGAGGCGTCGTAAGCGGCCTTGGCGATCGAGAACTGTTGTTGCTTGCTCTCGAACCCCTCCCGCATCTCCTTCTCGCGCCGGTAGATCGGCGCCAGCGCCTTCTTGTCGCAGCTCGACTTCCGGTCGCCACTCGCCGCGACGGTGAACAGGAACAGCGATGACGGGATTATCTCGCCCGTAGGCATCTCGATTTCGATGCGGGTCTGAGCGACGATGGCGCACGCGCCGAGAACCGCTTGCGCCGCGATCGGCACCGGGACTTGCACCATTTCGGCGATGCCGAGAATACAGTCCGCCAGCCGCTTGGGCAGCTTGTCGATCGGGAACTCCTCGGCGTCGCCCACCGATGGCCGGAACTCGATCGGCTGGCCGGTGACCGTATCGGCCGGTTCGAAGTCTTCAGGGCCTCCCGCGAACGTCACCGGCTTATCCCCCGGAGCTGATCGTTCCAGTCCTTGAATTCAGGGGGCGGATATGTGCCGCGCGCCTTCACGTTCTGCTCCAGCGCTGCCGTTTTCGCGTTCTCGACCGCTGCGACGCCGGCTGCGCCGTTATCGCCGGCAAAGCAGACAGACTGGACGATGGGAGGCCAGATGACTCGGGCCATCAAGGCGGTGCCGCCAGCCGCCCAGACGGACTTGTCGGGCAGCTTCTGCATCAGGGTCCAGCCGTCCTCGGGCCCTTCGCAGCAAACGACATGCTCGGCTGGCGGACCGAAGCGCAGAGCCGAGCCTGCGAGGATGCCCCAGGTCAGCTTCGCCTTGGCTTTCGTGCCGTCGTCGCGGACGCGCTCGAATTTGGTCCGACCGTCGGGCGACAGGAAGATGCACTGCACCGCGGTGACCGCGTCGTTCACGTCCTGCCCAGCGCAGACCACGGCGGGATAGTCGCGGCCGACTTCGCCAGTCTCCTCGTTCCGCCAGCGCGGGGCCATGACGAAACGGACGGTGTCGGGCAGATCCGCGGTGATACCGCGTCCCCGAACATAGCGCTCGCCGATCGTGCCGAGCAGCGGGACCGAATTGCCCCAGATCGACCGCGCCAGCTCAATGCGTGCGGCGGTTAGGCGTTCGTCCTCGGCTTTCCGCTTGGCCCGCTCTTCCTCGGAGATGATGGGAAATTCGTCGCCGGCCAGCGTCTCGTAGGCCTGGCGGAACGTCATGCCCTCCTGCCTCATCAGGAAGCGATAGGCGTCGCCGCTCGATCCGCAGCCGTGGCAATAGTAGGTGCCCTTGCTGTCGTTTATTTCCAGACTGGGCGTGCGCTCTTGGTGGAAGCAGCACAGACCGACCAGCTCGCGCGCGCCACGCTTCTTCAGCGTGGTATGGCGACCGACGATGTCCGACAGCAGATGCCGGTCGCGGGCGGCGTCGACCAACGCCCGGAATTCCTCGTCAGGCATCCGCATTGGGCGGCTGCTGCTTGTTGCTCCCCTCCCCATAGTGATCACTCTACCGATGCGAGGTAGGCGATCGTCTCGGGCGTCAGCTCATAACCAAGTCGTTGAACCGCCACCAACACCGCCGGTCGTCGCCAAGGCGGGATGCGCCCGTTGCGTTTCCACGAATGGACCGTTTGGAAGGGGCACCGCATTTCGGCCGCGATGGCGGCCACGCGTTTGCGCTCGGCGAACAGGCTGAGGATTTCGGACACGCCATATTGTCCGATAAACTCAATCTCATTTCAAGACATCTATGATGATTTTCGTAATAGCGGCGCCCGGCGCGTTCCGATAGGGGCGGGTCGCACCCAAGCGGGAGGTTCGAATGTCGTTCAATTTACCGGTCGCCCTTACGTCCGCGCGGCTGATTCAGGCGCTAAAGGATGCACACGTTCCGCAGCGCGCGGTAGCGGACAAGCTGTCCCTTGCCCCTTCCGCCGTCTCGATGTTGTTCCAGGGCCGCCGCGAGTTGAAGCACGACGAGGCGCTGAAGCTGCAGGAGCTGTTGGACGTCGATCCCAGCGTGATCGAGATCCCGCTCATCGGCATGGCCGGCGCTGGAAACTGGGTCGAAGCTATAGAGGTTGCCCGCCGCACCGTGTGGGTTCCAGCCGCCAGCGCGGGCAAATTCGCGATCGAAATAGTCGGTGACAGCATGAACCTGGCCGGGCTGCCCGAGGGCGCCACGGCGATCGTCGACCCGGAAGACACCGACCTCCACGTCGGTAAGATTTATCTGCTCCTGAACGGCGATGGCGAGGCTACTGTAAAGCGATTTCGGCATGATCCCGCGCGGTTTGAGCCGGTGTCGAGCAACCCCAAACATGCGCCGTTTTCCGTCGGTTCTTCGGACTTTCGTGTCATCGGACGCATCTCGGGAGCCGTGCAACTTTTCTAAATCGTAATGACCCGACTTGACACAGTTATGAAAATCATAACAATAGGCGGCATCGGAGACGATCGCCGCAAGGCCGCTGACCCTCCGATCCGCAGATCAAGGGAAAGCGTGCTGCGTCCGTAGAACGGTCGGCCCAGCCTCCGCCATCCCCCTGCGGTTCACCAGCGGGAGGCAACCCATGAACGCGATTCCTGATGTCGATTGGCCAAAGCCGATCATCAACAATCCCCGTGCCGCGATGGATGACATCTCGTGCCGGCTGGAGCGCCTGAAAGCGCTTTTCTGGAGCAACACCTGCGACATGCAGGAGACGCTGATCGATCCGGGCCTGATGCCGCCTGACCAAGCCTCGATCGCCCACCGCATCTGGATGCTCTTCACGACAACCGGCGAGAAGCTCGAGGAAATCGAGACGCTGTTCGCCGCGGTTCATGAGGCACTGTTGGAACGCGGCCTTGGCAACGAGCCCGTCTCTTCTGTCGGCAAGCACACTCGCCTCCGCCGCTCGCACGAGTGGGCCTCGGCGGTAGCTGCTCTAAACATCGCCAACTCGCTCGAAGACCCGAGCGACGAATCGTTTGATGCCGCTGGCGCCGCCTTCGAGCACATGCTCGAAACCCGCGTGTCGACGCCAGCCGAGTTCCGCGAAAAGCTGACGCTGATCGACGCGACCCGTCATGGCATCCAGTCCCGCGACCTCGACGAACTGTTCCTCGATCTCGATGCGCTCGGCTGGCGCAACAGCCAGGCGGAGGTCTGAAACCATGCGCCTCAGCACCACTCCCGGGTATGCGGCCGTCAAAGCCGCCCACACCGAAGCCTACCGTGCGATCGAAGCGCACGGCACCGATGATCCGACCGATGCAGAAAGCGCAGCGGAATACGCGGCTCTTGAGGCGTGGACGAATTACCCGGCCACCACGGTCGGGGAATTCAAGGACAAGCTCGCCTATGCCG